GTAATTGGTGCAAACGTATTTCCTACATTAGCATTTCTCCCAAACTTATGTACAATGCTAAAATTAGGCACATTACCCAAAGACATCTCAACGTGAAAATCTAAAACTTTCTTATAATAGTCTCTGTGTGAGTTATAGATATAGTCCGCTCGGTTAATAAATGTATCATCTTCGCGGATCATCCTACCAGTAGTTCTATGTAGATTTTTTATACCGTTTTTATTTGGCATTGATTACCTTTTTTAAATCTTTAATAATCTTTGGCCTAGCCTCTTCAAAAGAGCGAAATAAAAATGATCTACCAGGCATGCCTCCAGGTCCACCATTAGATCGTTTAAAAGGTAATGCAACAGAAGAATAGTCAACACCTGAGATAGTAGTTTCTACATTTCCATAAGTTCCAAACTCAACATAAGGGGCATATTCTACATTAGTATAAACTTTTCTGCCTAGTTCGCCTAGTTTTTCTGTTTTTATAGAACTTTTTAATCGGCCGCTATCAGTAGGGACTCTATTTTTGGCTGCACTTTCAATCTTTAGAGCATAGTGATTTATTACAACCTCTACTTGATCTCGTTTCTTTTTTAAAAGTAAGTCAAGTTTACCAATTGCTTTGTTTATTTCAGCTTGCGATATTTCTGCTTTAATCATCTTCTACCGCCATTAGTTCTGTGTAACTATGCTCCTCTCCTTTATCTTGAGCGTAGTCTACATTAAAAGTTCTACCATCGTATTGAATTCTTAATAAGTAATCATAGGTTGCTCTATCATATCCAGCACTTACAAAATCGTCTCTGTAACGCGTCAAAATTTTGTACTTCACTTTACCTTTCAACCCGCCTATTTCGTAGCTCTCTCGGCCACTTACGGCGCTCACATTACCCCATACAGTTGCAAGCGTATTCCATGTTTGCGTATTTCCACCCATACCATCTGATGAAAGACTGTAATACTGTATTATTAGCCTTTGCTTCATTAAACCTACATTTGCTTGTCTGTTTTTTGTTTTCATTCATCAGATTAGTTTGGTGTACTTTTTAAAATATGATTTAGAACCATTAGGTAGCTCACTAATACCACCCTCTACTAGATCTTGTCTATCTTCGTAGCTTGATAAAACTGCTTTTTTAAGGCCTAGCTTTATCCCTGAAGGAATAGAGGTATAGCCAGCTATATACACCACTTTAAGCCGTAATCTATTAAATGGATCTTGGTAATCATACAAGGTGTTTAAGATCAACGTATCACCTTGTAAGTAATAATCATCCCCTGCCGTCAATGTAGTTTCAGTGCCTTCGTGATTTATGGTTTTGACAGAACTCACCGACTGAGCAGGGAATAAAGGCAAGTCAACTCTTTTAGCATACATTTCCCATTCTGCTGTTACTGTTTTTTCTATTAATTGAAAAGAATAGGTTTGTTCTACGGAGTCTATAACACTAGCCACTAAATCTGTTATTAAGGAGTCATCCGCAGAGGTTTCTACTTTCATCCAAGATTTTGCATCTGACGTGCTAAGTACGTCCGATGGTGTATTAGTACCAGTAGCAGTGCTTGAGACCGTTACGACGCCATTTAGTCCATAATCTGGTGTTTTTAAACTACTTCTTAGCATTTAATTCGTCCTTTACTTTAATAGCTTTAGGTTCTGGTAGTCTATCTATTATCTGATTACCTTTTTTAACGTAGTACATTGTTTTAGTATTTTCATCTTTTTCAATATACACTTTATTGTCTAAACTATAGGCCATTTTATCTTCTTTGGTCTCGTAAAGAAGCCCACGATTAAACATGTCATTGATTAAGTCCTTAGGCCCTTTAAATGGTTGATCTATTTTATAAGGTTTTTTACCTAATCTAAAGTTTCTTCTACATCTATACATGTCAATAAGTTTAGTTAGAAGGATGGGCAGGAATCGAACCTGCCCAAGTTCCAAACATCCTTAGGGTAATATTAAGAATTACCTGCGTTTGTGATTGCAGTCGTGAAGTTACCGAAAGCACCTGCATTAGGCAAGTAAGTTGGTAAAGCTAGACGACCAGAAATCTGAACAGTAACTAAGTCTTTGACCACGTTATCTTGATCTTGCTCGTAGAAACGAACTTGCATAGACTCACGATCAAATAAAGTAGTTAATTGTGCGAAATCAGCTACTAGGAAATCATTAGCGTTTCCGTCTGTTGCATTAATTGCATTGGTAGCTATGATAGGTACACCTCGCACTACTGGTACTCTTTGGCCAAATACAACATCATTAGGGAAAATGTAACGTCCATCAGCATCTTTTCTACGAATCATTTCATAGAATCTGCCAATACCCATCATGATTGCAGATGGTCGGAAGTTTCTGTTTTCTACCTGTTTGATAGCCTCTAGTAATACATCGTGCTCTTGAGCGTCAGCATCTCCAGTGTATTGGTCTAAAGTATAATCAGTAGATGTTATTGTTAGTCCATAAGTAGAGTCATATAACAAATAAGCATCTTCTTCTACCATGTACTTTTCCATTCCACGAAGTGAAATATGGCTAGCTAGTCCCGCAGTATCATTAAGAGCCTCTTTAGAAACTCGGAAATGAGCAGCGATTTTTTCAACAACAGCATCAGTTGCGGTTAGATCGAAATCACTTTGACCTGAAGCAACGCCCTCAGCAGTAACCGCTGTTCCATCAGTGAAGTTGCTTTCTTTGATGTATCGGATTTTGTCGCTATTAGTCGTGCCATTAGGTAAGAACTGGCGCACGTGTGTTCTTCGCTCTGGATCAAATTTAAATCCAGCAACATAGTCAGCAGGAACTACATCACCAGTATAAGCATCCGCTTCAGTAATAACCGCTTTGGTATTCATAGTGAATCCTGAGATATTACCAGACTTGAATGCTTCCATTTGCTCCTGTACTTCTTTGGCCTCTAAAGCGCTTTGCACTTTGGACTTCATAGAAGTAGGTTGACCATTAGAACCTAGTCGGTTTGCAGATTTCTCAATAGCGGAAATACGCTCTTTTTGAGAAGCAATAATTTGCTCTAGGTTTTTAATTTCGCCTTTGGTAGCTTCATCAGCTTGTCCAGTAGCTTTGACTTCTTCTTGAAGTTTGTCGTAACGAGCTTCTAAATCATTTTTAAGGGTATCTACGTGTCCCTTTACCGATTCAAGCCCTTCAGATAGGGTTTTTTCTAAGTCCATTTTTGGAACTCCTTTTCAATTTTTATTTTTTGGTTGAATGTATCAAACACGTTTTTAATCTGTTCGGCTTCATTCTTGGAAGTGGCTTGAACCGGCTTTTCAGTTTGAAGTGAATTTTTAAAAGATTGCTCTAGGTGTTTAATTTGTGCTTCTATCAAGCGAAACGTATCATCTGTATAGTCGCCAGAATAGAAGGCTTTAGATAGTTCTTTATATTTATCTACTTGGTCTTTTTGTGAGCCTTTGGCCATTCCACCTATAGCCATTTCATTAGCGCCCCAAGTAACGGTGCTACCTTCCCACATCTTAACTTCTTTTACCAAGTAAGAGTCTTCTTGGGAATCGTACTCACGTTGAATAAAATTGATACCTACAGAATGTTCGGTTAGTATTCCATCACGGTATAGCTTAAGCACGTCGTTGCCTAGTTCCGTGTCTGAAATCATTGTACGGAAATATAAACCCTTTTCATCTTCCATTAGGGTCATTGGCTTTCCTAGCACTTGTAATGGGTCATGTTGGTACAAGTGCATTATTCTGTTTTTACCACCAGGACCGTTCTCTTTTAGGGTTTTCTCGTAACACCCTTTAAGCATTACATCACCGTCTGAATCTTTAAAGTCGAAAATAGAATAGTAGCCTTCTATTATTCTACGATCCATGTCAACGCCTTTTATAGCAGCGTTGGTGTTTTTGGTTTTCCAAGGTAAATTCATACTATTATTAGTTAGGTTTTTTTCTTCGTCAATTTCTTTACTCTTTCTTATTGCCCAGTCTACACCTGCGGTGCCACCCCAAGCATCCCACATTAAACCACCACATCCATCTTCATAAGGAACATCTTTATGTTGTCTGTGCCGATTGAATGAGGCCATGCGCTTGACAGTGTCTTCACTAATCGCTTCACGTTTAGCTAGTTGGTTAGCTCTTGCCCATCCTACGGGTGTACCACAGTCCTTAGGATTACCGCTTTCTTCACGGTACTTTAAAGCACGTTTGGCGTTGTTACTTGCTGCCTTTGGATAATCGGTATAACTCATAGAATTAGTTTGTTATAAAAATACGCAATTTTTACATCATTTTACAATTACTATAGATAGATTGTATAAACCCTAATTTTTGTTATGGAAAAGCTAATAAATAGAGTTCAAGAACAACTTGATAATAATTGGGCAGTAGATAAGGCCGATATTCAGGCACTGCTTATGTTTGCTATTTGTTTTTGGCGGCAAGTTCATAAATCACATTAGCCAGTTCGTTTTGTCTGGTATTTCTAAATTCCCTATTGTGGATAGACTGCTTTAGGTAGCTTTCTGCGCTCTTTATCCAGAATCTTTTGTGCTTTAAACAAATAATACGAATGTTTTTTTTAGCACATTCTAGCGAAGCCATTAGGTCGCTCATTCGGTAATCATTCCAAGTAAGTGGGTCAAACTTTATCAGTTCCGTATGAAAAGCGCTAACACCTGTACCTGGTACGTCTATCTCATAGTCCCCGTCAATATCACGAAGGCACTGATAGGTGTGGTGTCCCGTATAGTAGGGTAAATTTAAGCCCTTAAGCTTTCTACCATGGAAGGTTAGCCAAGTGTTAGGGTATTTTTTTCTAGCCTCTAAAATTGTTTTTACATAATCCGGCGGGTAAATAATATCGTCATCGCACGAAAGATAGAGACCCTTGCTAATTGGTAGCCAGAAAAATTTAGCGTTATCGGTATAGTCCGGCCCGCTATATACTTCTACATTATCACCTTCTAGTTCTGGTTGGTAATCGTTACCGTAAACACGAACCTTATCAACTTGAAATCGTAATGAATCAACTACTTGTTGTAGATTTTCTTTGCGTGCTTCTATTGTGGCAAGATTGGCAGTAATCATTTCTGCGAATCTATCAACTGTTTAATAAATAGATCAAACTTTGATTCTAATAAAATTACTATATCGCTTTTTAATGCAATAAAGAATAAGGTAAGTATTATTACTAACTGCCAATCATAAAACGCGGAGCATATTAAACAAGCTATGCCTGCGACCAATCCTAATTTATTCATAAGCTTATAAGTGGTTGTTGTTTTCTTAGTTCTGGATGCATCATGCTTTCGTGATGCCCGTGATAACATAATGATTTTTTAGGTATGTACATAGGGATCCCAAGCTTCCAAAATTTACAACTTTGACTTTCACCTATGCCAGAAGAGATATTCAATCTATTAAATCTACTTGACGTAATAAAATCTTGTTCAAAATCTATAGCTTCTAATGTTTGCCTATTTGTAAAATAACCACCATCACAATAACTAACTTCAATAGAGTTAATGCCTTTTATATTTACTTGCCTGTGATCTATATTAGTCCATATTTTAGACCTACCATCATTTAAAAGATTGTAAACGTATTTGCCTTTGATCTGTGAATGTAATTTATGAATCGTCTTAAAGTCTATATCTAAAAAATCATCTGGCAAGAATAAGAAAAAATCATCGTTTGATTGTTTGCATATTTCAAAAGCGTACTGCCAGTTAAGAAAGTATTGCTCTTTGCCCTTGTGTTGCAATCTATGGAACTCACATTTTTTAGCAAATAGAAGAGAATCAAAGTCAGAACCATCATCAATAACGATTGGTTTTTCTGGGCATTGATCGATAACTTTAGCCAACATAGAGGGTCTATTGTAACTAAAAATCAATATCATACGGCTCGTATATAACGGTGCATCTACAATTAATAGTATTACTAGGAGCCGCGCCTAATGATGAATCACCAGGGTATTGCATCTCATCGCCGCCTACATTAAAAGGCGTTTCTAAGTTAGGTACTTTTTGACCATCTACTGCTAAATGTAAATCCCTAGTCCTGTCATCTTGCGTAGATAGCCATACTTTTCTAGTAGGTATTCCTGAGGCTTGAGCACCTAAAACTGAGCCAGCATTCGAGGCAGCTATTACTTCGGTTCTACCTATTAGAGTTGCCCGTCTTAAACTAAAGCCATAATCTGATTTTAGTTGCTTAGCAAAATTAGGAATAGATGTACCTTCTTTTAAAGCTGTTGCTACGTTTTTTCTTATGCGATCTTGGGTGGTCCTTGTTACTAAAACAATTTTACTAGTTGTATCAGATGCATTTAATATTTCATTACCAGCTATCCATTGAGCGATTATCACATCCCAGTCAACGCTAACTTCTTTTTGTATCGACTCTTTTAAATTATTAAGCGATTCTTGACCAAATACTTTCATCAC